CTTGAAGATTAATTATCTTTTCATCTAATTTTTTATTAAGCTTTAATGCTTCTTGAAGCTCATTTGCTATAGCCATGTCATTGTCATCTGCTTGAACTTCATCTATATTATCCTCTTCATTTTGAGAGGTTTGTAACGATTCATTTAATCTTGAAAGTAAAGCATCAGCAATTTTTTCTGCTCTTGGATCATCTCTTTCAATTACATGATAAGCATTATCATCATCTGCCTGAATTATGTGGCCAGTAGATGTTTTTCCTAAAACACTGTATAAAAAATCCCTGCCAGTTTCATTATCTAAAATTAATAATCGTTGCCCATCATCAATCATTTTAGCAACTAATTTTTCTTTTTTATCAGATAATCCTCTAGATTCTAATTCTTTATCAATGATTTTAACTTGAGCATCATATCCACTTTTTTCACAAATATCACGATACATTTCAAGTTTACTATCACTGCAAGCCCTGATGTTTTCTCGTCTTTCACCACTAGCCCAAGCATCCATTTTTTCTTGAGGGGTTAGTTTTGCTTCTTGTAATGCAACATTTTCATGTAATAATTTCTTTAAATCATCCCATGATTCTAATACACCTAATTCTCCATTATAGAATAATGTGCAACCATCATCAGTTTTATCAAAATAAATTTCATACCCATAATCATGAGAATCTAAATATTCTGTTGCATCTGCAATGTTGCCACTTTGTTTATTTCTGTCATAAAATTCTTTTTTGTGCTCATATGATTTATCTAACATATGATATTCAGAATCATCAAATTCTTTTAAAGTAACTGTTTCCTCATTACCTGCATTGATTATATCTAAATCATCTGTACCAAACTTATCAATTAATTCATCTTTAGTATAAGCACCTTCTTCTAAGTTTATGCCCAATGTATCTAAAGATTCTTTCATTACTTTTTGATTTTCTACTGATTCATTATTGATTGATTCTTTTAATTGTTGTCTTAATGTTTTATTTTCTTTTGTAACATCTAATGACTCTGTTACATATTGTAATCTGGCATCTTTAACACCAGGTAATAAAACAATATCAAAACCTTCACAATTATAAGTATCTGGATTTACTGATTCTTGACCTGTAAAATCTGTTTCTAAATCACCAGAACCTCTGGATGAAATACCTAAAGTAGAACCATAATCACATAATGATTTTAAAATTCTACCATTTGGTGTATCAAGAATATCAAACACAGCACGAAGTTTACCATCTGGTCCTTTCTTTGGCTCCTCAGGCATACAAATACAGATTTTCTCCATATCTGTTTCTTCACGATCTGCTGGGTGACCTAATTCTCCAAAACAAACACCATTGGAAATTCTTTCTTTCATAATTTCACTATTGAAAATATTTTCCCAAAGCTGTTCTGGATATTTACGACCATTCCTTGTTGGGCTCATAAAATCCGCACAAACACCAACAAGTCTACCAAGAATACCTCTTGATTTCATTTCCTCTGGTGAAAGTTTTTCATATGTTAAATTATTTGTTGATTCAGTTAACATTATATATTTCCTATATTATATATATATGTATATTATTCTTCTTCATAACCAATTTCTGACATGTACTCCTCAATAGAGCTAGATCCAACAGACCATTCTATAATTTTATTTAAAACTGGTATTGTTTTACCCATAAGATCTGTAACACATTCAAGTGTCTCACTAGATACTATTTCCATATCAAGAATTCGTTCATAAATATCATCATAATTATATGATTCTTTTAATATTTTTTTATGACCTATCATATTAATACTTCTTGTTGTCTCAGTAATTAAACCCATTAAAATACCCTTTTAAAAGTTAATTTTATACTCACCTTTATTATTATATGTATCTACTAAGGTTAAAGTAAACATTTCACCTGAAACAGGTGTATTTTTATCTATATATTGTCTTTCTAAATCTAAAAAACTAGCAGGTATTTCTATTACATCTGGATAAATTCCATTCTTAATAGTTATAATTACATTTTCATCAGGATTTAAAAAAGACTCTTCTACTTTAATAATGTCATATATATCAAAACTAGATCTATCATCTAATGATTCATTTAGTCTTGTTACTAAATATGTTAAATATCCTTGTTTCATTTTTATCCTATTATATCTAATATAAATTATTTAATCTTCGTTCAGTATACATATGTTTTAATTGCTTACGTCTTCCAGCTTTTTCTTTAGCTTTTCTTTTTTCAGACTTAGAAACATAATATCTTCTGTCTAGAACTGTTTTTATAATCTTTTCTTTTTCAACTTCTTTATTAAACTTTTTAATAGCTCTTTCAATTGCAGCTGTATCTGTTTCTGTTTCTTTTTTGTTGACGTATACTTTTGCCAATATAATCACATCCTTTAGTTATTTTATCTTAATATAATATATTAATTTAGCATAAAAATATTTAATTTTTACTTATTTCTTCTAGTACTTTTAAATCTGCTTTTACTAAACCTAATAATTTTTGACATGAAATTAAATCTCTAGAAGAATAATAATTTTTTAAACATGACAATATTTCATTAAATCTTGCTTGACTTAAAAATTCTGTATTATTTATTGTTTTATTAAATAATAAAATTTGTTGTAATAATGCACCAAGACAACATACTAACTCATTACCATCAAGTTCATTATATTTTACAATATTTATATATAATTTACTGTGTTTGTTATTATATGATTTTCTTAATTTTTCATAGAACTTTCTTAAATCTAATTCTTGATGGTCATTTATAAATTTAATTGTTTCTATTGTTGGTTCATTTAACAACAATAATTTTTTAATTTCAGAAGAACAATCAACTCCATTATCTTTTAATTCAAATAACAGACTTAAACATTCTTGTTTTGAAATTGTACTCATTCAGTTATCACTCTCCTTTGATATAATCAAATGGTAATTTAAATAATTTCTTATTTTTTAATTATACTTCTGTTAAATCACCTGCACCTAAATCAGAAGGGCTTGGTAATGATTCATCTCCACCTAAATCTAAATCTGTATCTGTATCAAAATCTAAATCTGCAGGTTCTTCTAAATCAAAATCATCCCCTCCTAAATCTGTATCTCCTCCACCAAGATCTAGGTCTAAATCAAGGTCTAAATCATTATCACCAGATTCATCTACATCATTATTATTTGCTAATTTTTCTTCTTTTTGTTCTTCTTCTAGACTTTCTATATAAGTTTGTAATAATTGAATGACTTCTTGATTACTTATTGAATTAGATAATAATGATTTTGTCATTTTTAATTTAATGACCTGGTCTTCAACATCACCTACTAATCTTAATACATCATCGGATATTCCTATTAATGAAGAAGTATTATTTCTCTTATCTAGTTCTTCCTGTGTTACTGGTGCTTGCATACGAATTGTAAATTTATTTACATAAGTATCTAAACCCCTGTCAAGTAATAATATATTTATTACATCTGTTAATACTTGACACATTGCAGTCTGTATTCTCTTTATTGTTTTTGCATATCTAGAAGATGTTATAGAAAGAGATGTTCCACCATTAAAACCAGTAGCATCATCTGTATCTCCAAGGAATTGCTTAGGTATTTTCATTGCAGCATATAATTTATTCTTAAAATAATCTATATCTGCAATATCTTTAATGTTTACATCTCCACCTAATTGTTGAATACTTATTGCACCAAGTCCATTTCTGGTTGGAACATAAACATTATTTTCCATAGCACCTGGATTAGTGTATTCACTCATTCTATTTCCAGTATCAATTGATGATTTCTGTTCAATTAATGTTTTTACTCTTTGTAATGCTGGACCAACTTTTTCCTTAGGCATATCTCCAACTTCTAATTGTACTAATCTTACAATAGCAGATTTCGTAAGCCTGTTTAAAAGAAGAGCATTTTCAAGCAACATATTTTGACGCCATATTTTGTACCAGTCTTGTAACAGAGATTGGCCACGTCTTACTGTATATGAATTTGTATTAGATGAATCAAAATCATCATCCATAAATATTTCAACCTGTTCAGGTGTTCTAGAAGCAGAATCTTGTAGACAACCATGGACAAATGAAACAGCATTATAGATCTCTATATCTTTTCTTTTAAATTTATATGTTTGATATGTAAAAGACACAGAATCTTGTTTTATATTTTGAGGAAGAACATTAGTTTTTATATAAGCATAACTTTTACCAAATTTAGTTAATTCAAACATCTCTGCAGGATTATTTACTAAATCTACATAATTAGCAAAATGGTCATCATCTTTATATAAAATTAATTTTGCTTCTTCATTTAACTCTGTTAATTCTTCATCTTCATTTTTATCATTTATATGATTAAACTTTTCATTTAGTTTAGTATTTTTTACATCATCTAATAGGCCATCATTAAAGTCTGAATTTCTATATAGTCTTAAATAAATATCACCATATTTTATAAAACTATACATCCAGTTATACATATTCTTATTAACATTTAAACTGTCTAATAAGAAAGTAATGTATTTACCAATTTTTGCATCAGATGATTCTACCCAAACAATGTCTCCTGCATCATTTGTTTCTGTAGCATCCTCTGTATACACTTCTAATGCAGCTGCCATTAATGGGTCTTCAGCCATTGTGTCTAATACTTGGTATAAAGTTTCTCTATTTTGAGATAATTGTGAAAAACTATTTATAGCACTGATATCAATTTTATTTGCATCAGCAGCTGCCATCATAGCTTCCCAAAATTCATCTGATACATCTATACCAATATTTTTTTCTGGTCTTGGTATAGGTTTTATTTTTTGACCTAATTTATCTGTTTCCCTATCAACAGCATTAAGCATATCAACTTCTGGAGTATTTATATCTGTCATATTAATCTCTCTTAAATAATATTATTTGAATAAATCATATTCATCTATTAATTTAGGGTATTGATCTTCTACATATTTTTTCATGCCCTTAATCAATTGATTATAAGCATATTTAGCTGCTCGTATTATAGATTTATAATCTTCATCATCAGGATTTATGTGAGGATTTTTAATCAAATTTTTAAATTCTTCTGTGCATTTATTATAAAATCCTTTAAAAATATTTGCATATTCATAATAATGATTTAATATTTCATTCACAATTTCTTTTGCTTCATCTTCATTAACATCAAAAACAATATCTTCTGCAAATTCATAAAAATCTGTTTCAAAATCTGATAGTAAAATACTTGAAATACTTTTTATTGTTCTATCATATTTTTTTGAAGAATGACCATCTTCAAAAATCTTTTCAAATGACAAGTCTAATAATTTTTTTACATCATTTAAAGAATATTTATTGCTATATTCCATATGTTTTTTAATTAACCTTGCTGGTTTTTGTAATGCCATTTCCTCAATGGCCATTTCATTTAAACTGTTATATATACTTTCTAATATTTTACTCATATTTATCTCACTTATAATATAATAATATCATTTGCAAAATAGAAATCATCTCCTAATTGTTGATGTTGATTATTTCTATTTAAACTATTTGTAAATTCTGAAGAAACCTTTTTCAACTCATCTTCAAAATCTATTACTAATTGATTTTTATAGTTTTCTTCACTAACTTCAGAAGAAACATCTATCATGGAATCAATTCTATCTCCAAATTCAAAATCAAACTCTTCTGCATGTTTTGAAGCATTCCATAATGCACCACAAACAGCATCAGATGTATCTTTAGAATTTATACCAGATGGGCTATGGTCTATTTTACCATTATTATTATTTCGTTCAAGCCCAATTATCTCTTCAGTTAATAATGTACTATCATACATTTCAATTCTTTGTTCATAAATAGTTGATTTAAAATTTTGATATGGTTTACAAATTTTATCAGAATCAACTCTATCTACTGATATGATATCAGTATTGAAATTTTTAGCTGATAATTGCTGAAGTAAATCATAGGATTGAAATGTATCGCAACTTACACCACGAATATTGAACCCTTGTTCTCTCAACCAATATATAAATTGTCTATTTTTTTCAAAAGATACCTGATATCCCTTAGGAGCTTTTACAGCTACACTAAAAGCCAATTTATACACTAATTCATTATTAGAGTTTTGTATCCCTTTTATCCAAACACCAGCAATACCTGTTTTATCACCACTTATAGACATATCCAAATGTACATATAATGGCTTTTCCATCATAGATTTATCAACATTATCTAAATTAAAAAAGTCATAATACTGAGTTGTGTCATCTTTTGAATTACCAACTTCAATAATGTCTTTTGTGAATGGATTTTTAATATTTCTATTTTTTACTTCTGCAAGTCTTTGACCAGCTATATATTTTGAACTTTGTGTTGTAGATATTCCAGCAATATCTTGCAATGCTATATCTATATCATCTATAAAGTTTTCATAATACCCCATAGGGACTTGTATTATGTTATAACCCCTATCCCTATAAATAGATAAATCTTTTTCAGTAGCATTTAAAGGTATTACTTCAGAAGATAAAAACTTGTTTCCTATTGCAACATTAAATTTTTGTACAGTATTTTTATCTTCTCTTATTACCCATTGTGGTTCATCAATTACCAATGTTGTTTTGCTTTCATTCTTCTTTTTAGATTCAATGAAAGTTTCCATGTATGATTGTTCTGTTCTTTTTGAAGAAGCAAGAACTAAAATCGTTGGATTAACATTACCTCTCATAAATCTTGATTGCATACGAGCAATGGCAGTATTTACAAGAGCTTTAGCTTTTTCTTTTTGTTTTTCAACATCTTGATTTGGTTGGAAAGAAATTTCATCAAAGAAACACCAAAATACAGCCCTACCAATAATATGTCTACTCAAAGAACCAGCAATTAATTCAATCCCTTTGGGAGGATGCCATTCTTCATTTACAGTTCCAGAAACTGTGCCTTTTTCCATGAACCATTCAGATGATTGTAGAAGTTGTTGCATTTTATCCCATGCAACACCCCTACTTGCATCCAAAGTTATATTCATAACTGCAAAAGAAATTTTATCAATAGGCTGCAACCCATAATACACATATGGATCTTTTAAACACATCATTCTATACAGTTCATATAAACCAATAAGAACTGCTACAAAAGATTTGCCAATACCTATTGACCCAGTTAATGCCAATGTATTATACTTAGCTGGTCTTAATGGGTCTGGATATATTTTCTTAAGCATCTCTACCCAATAAGGAAATACAGTAAATCTACCTTCATCATCAATCAACCCTCTCCCTAAAAATTTAGGGTTTTTAAGAAAAGTTTCTACATCTACTGGTATTTCCTCATAATCTGAGTATAAAAGAGTATTATAAGATTTTGATTCACCATTAACAGAAAATTGATTTAGAATCTTTAATACTTCTTTTCTTTCTTCTTCTGTTAAGTTATCTAAATTTGTCATAATTTTATTTACAATTATTTAGTTATAATTTCCACTTATCACCACTTTTACAATACATCAATGCAAGTTCCCATTTACCATTATGACATACATAGGGCAATGCAAGTCTCCACTCACCATTATGACATACATAACACAAAGTATTATACGCTAAAACTGGGCATAAAGTTAAATCATTTGCAATTGTGTATTTATTATCATTAAAATAGTCAAAACTATACTCATAAATTTTTTCTTTTTCTGCTTGAGTTCTTGGGCCTTCATAAATAGCTTGTCCTGCAGTTGTTAATTTAGTTACCCAATAAGGGTCACCATTTTTAGTAACAAGTTGTTTATACCCTTTTTCTATAAACTTATCTTTATAAGCTGTAAATTTCTTTTTATTATCAGCTGATATTTTTGCATCAAATTCCTGAGTAAAAGAAATGGGTAGACCTTTAATTGGACAATTAGGGTGATTATTTAATGTTATAGTATATTTATTAGCTTTCCACATTGCAACCAATGTATAACCATTTAAATTATTTCTATTTGGCTTAATAGTTCCACAAGCATTTACATTTATAGGTTTACCTTCACTAGTTTTTAATTCTTTTATATTCCAATTTATAAAACTATAACCAGTTCTTTTTGGTATTTTATCAGATACATTATATGGTTTATCATATTTTTTTATACCTTTACTAGGAGCTCCTGTGCCACCATTTGCATCATACTTAATTGGTATTTCTTTCCTTTTCCAGTTTGCAAATAAGGTATAGTCATGATTCTTATTAGCATCAATTGTATCTCCTGGTTTAACATACTTTTTATTAGAAGTTATAACTTTAACTTCATCATCAAGACCACCTAATTTAAGCTCATTAGTTCTAACTAAAGTCCAATTTACAAAATCAAATCCTTCTTTTGTTGGTACTTTAGTTGATATTTTATAGGATTTATCCTCATATTTTATACCCTTACTTGGGGCTCCTTTGCCACCATTTGCATCATAAACAACATTATAATAAGCTTTTATATCTGGTAATTTTACGGTTTCATTTATTATTTGTCTTTCAGATGCTACTTCTGGTGATTCTGCAAACCATGCAAAACTAACATATACATCAAATGAAGCATGCCCAGCTTTATTATAGTCTACTGTAAATGTTTTTTTATAAAATTTAGTTCCTAAAAAATATACCCAGTGCCACCCAGGGGTTCCATTCACCCAATGTATTTTTCCATTATAGTTTTTATCATAATAAGAACCACTATCAACTATAACGTTAACAACTCTTTCCCCATCTTTAGTGCCATCATGTACCTGGTCCCAGGAAGATTTGGTTGAAGTATCATTCCAACTAAGTTTTATTCTATTGTTTGTTCCTTGCAACCAATGATAAGTATCTGAATTATCAGTATCAGTTTTATCATAAAATGGGTAAGGAGTTAAACTACATTCTACTTTCACAGTTCTTTTATCTTCGTCTATTTTATATGAATAATCGAAGCCTAATTTTTTCCCTGCATGTACTTTTGGTGTTAAAATTCTTGGCATTTATACTTACCTATATAATTTTTAAGAAAATATCCCCAGGCTCATAACCTGATGTGGTTGATGGTAGTTTTTCACCAGAATAGATTCCTAAATTCTTCTTAGCATTAACTTTATTAGTAGCTCCTGTGCCACCTTGTGAAATAGCAGTAACCCCTGCATACACATTCCCATTTTTATTTATTTTTAATATTGCTCCAGATTTTTCACCTATAACATCTGAAATAGGAGAATTGGTTGTTCCACTGGAGAAATGTATGTTGGGAAACTTAACATGCCTCATGTTGATGCTTATAGTATCATTAGGGTTATCAGTAGTTGAATTAATGTTATACCCAGAAATGTTTATTTTACCTATTTTACCTGCAGTTGAATTATCACTTGTACTACCAGATCTCCACACAAATTTAGCATCAAAATCCTTTTGTAATGCTTTTATTGCAGCTTGTGATAAAAAATCTTCTAATGAACTTTTTGAATGACATTCTAATAATCTAACATATTCATTATTTTTAGTTATAGCTGCAACAGGAATTACATAGCCTGATTTCACTTCGGAAACTTCTGCTGTTTTTAAATTATTAAATTTAAGTGCATTAAATTTATAACCAGATGACCAATCATTAGTATAATTGTAGCCATTTTTCTTTGTTATTTTATATGACTTAATAGTATTATCCGTAGTATTATCAGTAGTATTATCTTGTTCTATATCAAATCCAGCTACTCTATAAAAGCCAAATGATGTAATATTTGACCCTTTATTTGTATATTCTATAGAATCACTTGTATGAAGTCTATGATGTGTGATAGTATTTATAGCACTATTTTCTATACTATCAACATCAACTATAAGACATAATAAATTATATGTTTCATTATTATTTGTTAAAGGAAATTCCCATTCTCCACCAAATTTTACTGATTCATTATCAAAACTAGCTTTTTTTACATACTTAACACCATTCCAATAAAACCATGAACCTGTAGAATAAGAAGACGAAGAACTCATTAATTTATATACATAGTTTGTTCCTGGTGTTATTACAGTTCCACTAGGACTATTTTCAGCTAACCAATCTCTAGATAATTCTGTTTGATCTGTTCGTGGATATGCTTCTTTCACTGTTGGGTGAGACATCATAAATAACATACCACGAATAAGAAATTGTATATAATCACCTTGTATAGTTATTTTTTTGTTAATATTATCATATGAAATGATATGATCCATCTCACTATCTGATAAATAGTCTACACCATTATACTTATATCCTATGACGCCATTGTAATTATCTGAAAAGAATCTAAATAATCTATGTATTCTTTCACTATTTACCAATTGATGTTTAGCATTAAATACTCTATATATAGTTGCCATTTATATTCTCCTAAACGGAATCATCTGTAGAATTACCGCAATTAATTATTAAAAAATTACCTCTTTCTAACTCTTTATTAATAGGCATTGAGGTTGTATCACAAAAAATTTCATCCTGTTCTAGAGGAAATTCATCTACTTTCTCTATTTTGCGATCTTCTACTTTTTCTAAATATTTCTTATTTCTCTTTTTCCATTCAAATGGATAAGCATATTTTATTTGCTTATCCTCAAATGTATCATATTTATTACTCATTTAACTTCCTTTATTTTAAGAATGCTTCACTAAGGATGCTCTTTTGCTCTTCTGTTAAATGATTTCTTTTCACTAAATTTTCTAGATATTTATTTGGTGACCAATCTTTTGGCATTTTACCTTCATT